CTAGCGTTCGTCCACGTTGCTGTAGATAACGCCGTGGAGGATGGCGCACGAGAGCTTACAGTGGAATCTAAATTGTCTAGATTTCCGGCCCTAGTGTTTGTCCAAGTGGCTGTGGAAAGTGCCGTTGAAGAAGGGGCGCGAGAACTTATGTTTTGGTCTAAGTATCCAGCCTTTGCATCAGTCCATACAGCCGGATCAAGGCCGCCAAGAAAATCTCTTAAATTACTCATATCAACATCCAGCCTTGTGTAGCATCAACATACTCCACTGTCCCAGAAAAATAATCCACGTCCAAGTTCATGTTGGCGGCAGACCCCATAAGGTTACTTCCGTTTCTATCCAGCACCGCCGCGTTGGTAGCAAAGTTGCCGCCGTAATCCACAAACGCCACCTGATCGCCCGCTGTGGGGGATGCCGGTAACGTCATCGTGAACGACCCGGAAGAAGTGTCTAGGTAATATCTTTCACTGGCCGTGGCCGTAAAGTTGGCAGTTTTAACCGTAAAATCTGACTCAATGCCAGACGGGACATCCGCAAAAGTTAATGCGCCAGAACCGTTTGTTTTAAGGAATTGGTCCGCGGTGCCGTCAGAAGTCGGATACGTCAAACTTGCCGCAACCAGTGCACCTACCGTGACTGTGTCCGTGGTAGTCGCGCCCGAAGTCGTGACCTCTTGGAGCGTAACGTCGGAAGATATCACGCTACCGGTAATAGATATTCCAGTGCCGCCCGTGTAAATCTGAGCGGTGGCTACCTGCACAAACGTTATATCTGTAGTACCGAAGGTGATCGTGCCGATTGTGTTGCAGACATACTTCTCGCCTGCCCCCATCGTGCCCTCCTCAACGAAGAAGCCGGAGCCTTGGCCAAGCGCGTCGGGGTCTGAAGGGGCGTAGCTGTCTGCGTCTGTGGCGCGAGTAAGCACCCAGTTAGTAGACGCGGAGCCTACGTTAGTAACCGTATAGATGCCGTTTTCCGTGGCGTCTGTCTGCTCGTAAATCAGTACACGGTCATTAACGACCATAGTGATATCGTCAATAACAAGCGCCGCCTGCGTTCCTGCATTGGTAAGCGTAGCGCCTACCCCCGAAGTCCCGTTATCGTAGGTGGCAGTTAGGTTGCCTTCCTGCTCCACGCGAACCGGTGAGTGATACTGGATACCCTCTGCCGCAGTATCATCAACGTACTGCTTAGTTGCCGCCTGCAATCCAGAGGTCGGATCTGCATTTAGCGTGACAGTACCCGAGAAGGTCTGGTCTCCAGCAATCTTATCGTTTGAGTCTAAAAAAACCGCCTTGTCAGACGCATACGTTATAAAAACATCTTTTGAGCCAACGGCAAGATCTACCGCAGAGCCAGAGTTTGAACTGGCCAATACGGTAGTTCGCGTTAAAGTGTCTCCGGCGCTGGCATACGTGCCAAGGCCAACTTCCCAAGCTATGTTTGTGTTATCAACAATCGCGTAATACGTAGTATCGCCGTCGGACAACACATCCGAAAACTGTGCAAAGTTAGCCGGAGCGCCCCCTAGCGTGACCGCCCCTGTGCCGGTAGTGGAGGTTGTCTCCTTTACCCGATCTTTGACAACAAGTGCCATATTTATGCAATCCTGATAATCGCGTTAGAGGCATCTGCGGTTGGGAAGATGATTGTGAAATCACCCGCACTAGACGTTTTGTCGGAGCCAAAGTCCAGAACAATCACGGAGTTTGTGGTGCCTGTGCCAGAGCCTGCGGTAGTGTTATAGATCAACGCTCCACGAGCCGTGATAGTGGCGGTGCTAAAAGTCAGATCCGCAAAATCAGTGAATGCCGTGGTAGAGGAAGTAGTAGGCGTTACATTCGTAAGCGTACCCCCGCCCGCGCTGTACCCCGTACCACTGATTTCATCAGTGGCCGTGTAATCAGTGGTGCTTGCCGTAAAGCTGGCGTTGTTGTCATAAAGCGCCAGCTTAAAGGTATCACCCGTGCTAGTGGTGAAGTCGTGCTTAGCTTCCATCAACTCTTTCTTGAAAGAAGTGCACATGTAGTTGCCAGTAAAAGCCATTTCAAAATCTCCTGATCATTTCGGCTAAATCTTTTTGCCCCGCATCAACCAAAGCGTTATAAACGCTCGTTCTGTCGCTGCGAATTGCTTCTCGCATGTAATACACAAGGACGGCCCTAAGTCCGTCTTTAAATGCTCTAGCCTGCTCGCGTATTTCAGGGGCGGCTGAGTCTGAGACACTTACAATCTTGTCTAAGCATCGCTCGGCAACCTCTTCCGGGGTAAAGCCACGATGATCGGTGGTCATTACATCTACAACACCACCTAGTATTTTACCCTCTTGCGTCATCATTGTTTAGGTCTTATGAGCATTCCTGTGCGATAGTTATCGGTTACTTCCTTAGATTCCCCGAACTGCTTCATACCCGCAAGGGCCATATCAAAGCTCTGCTGGTACGACGCCATTGTGTCCGGCTCACCTTTCATGAAGATGTTGGCCTCCAGTAACGATCCATACAGGAGCGTCAACGGAGCATTTTCACTAAGCCACGAGGTGCCGCTTTCCGCCAAAGACGTAAGGCTGGCGGGGCGGTAGTAATAGTGAAGCTCTACCGCGTAATCGTTATCTGGCGTAGGGCCAATAATGAAGTTGTCCCGATCAAAATACGCGTAATACTTAGGCGTCCCAGTAGTTCCGGGAGCCGGGGCAAACTCTTGAACAAAGTTCACGTCCTTGTAATCAAGGAAAGTCTTAGACCCAGATGCCGTAAACGACAAAGAAAAAGGAGCTAAAAAGTCCGAAGGACAGTTCAAATACGGGTTGCTGGAGGTCAAGTTTCCTACCGCGTTTTTGCGGAAATCAGTTAACTGAACCAGCTTGAGGATTTTTTCCTCGGCATTTCGGATAAATACGGGTAGATTAGTTACAAAGGTAGACTCATCGTTCTCCGTGTAATCCTGTATTGCCTGCTTTAACTGTGCGTATGTAAAGCTCATCGTTGTCCTACGTCGTCGTAATTGTCACAGCGCCCACTTGGCCAGAAGCTAAAACGGGCCTAAAAGCAGGGCCGTCTACAAGTGGAACGCCAACAAACACGTCTAATGGCTCTACACGGTCCGGGCGCGGATTTTGAAGCGCCTCGGGATCTACAACCTTACGGCGGGGCTCAAGCTGTGGCTGTTTTGGCTCGTATTCATCTGGACCAACCAACATGCCGGTCCACTCGCGCTTCATCTCGTTCAGCTTATATCTTTGCCCAGAACGGTCTGAAATGCCGTATGCAAACTTACCCGCCGCAAACTTACCCATGATCAGGGCCTCGTGTATGCCATAGACGGCTGAATATTAAAGGAAGCCCTGTCTCTATCTTCCGAAGCGGCACGTTCAAACTCTTCCTCATACACGGCTTTAAGCAGTTGAACCCGATCAGGGGCCCGCTTAATCGCTATGTAATACGCTAATCCTGCCGCCAAACAGGGATAAAACCTAAACGGAACATCCATGGTATTGGTGTACGTATCCGCATCGTCAATACGAACAAGCTTGTCAATAATCACCGTATCGGTGCTGTTTTCAGGAATTGGCCACAACTTAAGGGTGGGATTGATCTGTCTATCTACAAAAAACTGAGACGGACGCGCCTGAGTGGTTTTATTTGGAATATTGATGTAATCACTACGGCTGACGCGCTCAAGCGCATAATCTGTGTTACTGCGGCGAACCACTGCGTTCAAAATATCAATGGTAGCTGCGCCTAAGTTATAGTCCCCCGTGCCCTGCGTAAGGGTCACCGTGGTTTGCTCAATAGTCCATTGATTAAGGCCACGATTAGCCCAATCTCCGAGCATCAAATTGAGAGATCTTTTTGCTGTTTTTAAGTCGTAACCGGTGCGAACCTCTAGCCCACACCGCTCAAACGCTTCTTCGATGTAATCGCTTACATCTAGCTCAAAATCTGTAGAGCCAGAAACCGCCATTATTACAATCCTTTAGAGGGACAAGAACTGCGAACTGCCGCGCCGCCTTTAGCCATTTTCTTCACAGCGCCACCACTACGCATGTAGCCCATTCTGTTGCGAACTTCTTTAGGGAGTTGAGCTAACCCCTTTTGGTGTGAGGCTACTTTTCTCCGCCGGGATGGCCGCCCCGAAGAAGCGATTGTGTCCTCCGGAGGCTTGACATTTACTAGCGGTAGTTTTCGCTTCTTTGCTGCCCCGCCTTTGCGCATTTTCTTGGGCCCTACTTTAGGCTTGACTCCGCCCATCGCATAGTCTCCTGTATAATGATTGTCTTTTGTTCCAAAGGTTTGCAGTTGAAACATCTTTCATGTACTGCTCATAATACCCTTTTTCTCTTAGCTTTTCTGCCGCTATTTCTAGCTTAGAAAGCCTTTGAACAAACGTAATTGCATACAAATCCTCCACTAAATGTGGAAATGTTTGGTCAAAAACTTCCTCGTCTTGCTCGTCGTCTGGGTGAAATCCCATAACCCAAAGGTCTTTTTGGATAAAAATGCCCATAGAAATGGCATCGTTTATCCCGTCAAGATACTCATGAAATTTATCGGAATCTTCTTCGTAGCAAAGCTCAACGTAACAAACCACGTCAAAATCGTCGCTAAAACGCGACAACGCTGTATACAAACCTTGTTTATGGTCGGTGTAACTAAACGAAAAGCCTACTCGGTTCTCTGCCCATGCTTTCTTGGCATAAGGGCATGGCGGCAGATCGTTAAAAAACGGGTGCGGGGTCTCTAAAGCGTGGCTAGACCAGCCCCGTATTTCCTGTTGAATTTGTTGTTCTAGATCCAGCATTAGGCATACCGCGTTCGCTTTCTTCGGTTAGACAAAACCGCTCCACAGCCTTTATTTAGCTTACGCACCTCGCCGCCAGATTTAAAGCTAACTTTGGCTGCTTTGGTGTTAGATACCACTTGTTTGCCTTTTGCGCCTTCACGTTTTTTCTTTCTGGCAGTAGAAGCTCGCTCAGATTTGCTTAGACTTTGGGCTTTAGAGCGCGGCAAACAGCGATCCGGGTTCTTTTTGTCTTTGGAGGTTCCGCATTCGCCTGCAATGTTGCCACTGCTGTCGATGCGGACCCACTCTTGATCCCGCCATTTTTTAAGCTCGCCCATAAATTACTTCTTACCCTTGGCTTTTTTGGCGTAATTTGGGTCTTTGCAATATTTGCTAGCGGCCATGTTGGCATATGCCGAAGGGTACGTGTCAAAAGTGCGCTTTGCCCACGCTTTACCCGCCGGACAAATCTTGCTTCCTTTGCTTTTTCGGGAGGCATCGCCACCTTTACGCAAATAAGTAACTTGAAGCTTGGTTTTTTTTGGCCCTGTTTTGACCCGGGAACCACAACCGCCCATTTTTACCCCCAAAAATTAGCCGCAATCGGTGCAAGCACAATAAGCACCGCAATTCCCCAAATTTTTAGATCCAACTTGCTTAATGCTTCAGAATTTTTAGCAATAAGCTCTTTTTGGTCGTCTAATCGCTCTTCAATGCGCTTGTATCGCAAATTGCACTCCGCCTCGTGTTTTTCTAGCCGAGACAATACCTCTTCAACTTGCATCGTTAACACCCTACCACGCTTTACACGACCAATATCTTGCAGTGAACTTGTCTTTTGCCGTATCGCAATTGTGACGCGCCCTAAAATTGCTCCTGCGCCCCGGCTGAGACTTTTTAATCGACATATTTGGGTCGCCAAAACGCACCAGCTTAACTTCAGTGCCTTTTTTGGCCAAAACAGCGCTCTTTTTAGACTTTCCGGGAGTTTTTTTCGGCTTGTTGTAACCCGAAAATGTCTCACCTCTGTACTGTAACCGCCCTGAAGGAAGTCTTTTTACGTCTTTAGTGGTCGCCATTACGCTAACTCTTCGCCGTTTCTGATGTAAATGATCTCTAAAGAGGCAGAGATATCAAATGTGACGCTTGCCGAAGAAGATACTGCCCGCACTTCAATGTCTGTTTTTTCCGTAAACTGAATCGGGACAACCAAGGTGTTTTCGATGTGCATTCCCGTGGTAAGAGACTTAACGTCTTTGCTTTGAAACACCTCTCCATACGGCCTAGCAACAAGCAACAACTTGCATACAGCAGGCGTGTTTGAGGTTGTGCCGTTGGAAACGTCATACTGCATCAGGTAACCCGTGTATCCTGCCGGGATGGTCCATATCGCCATCAGGCTCTGGTTTGTCCCGTCGCCGTTGACCGTGGCATAGATGTTTGCTGGGACGCCCGTGGTAACGGTGCCTGTGCCTGCGTAAATGATCCCCGCATTTGCGCCACCCGAACCCGCAGAGCGAACAACCATCCTATTTATCCGAAGATAAGACTGAGTGGTATTTACTGCTGTTTGACCGTTTAAGGTTACAACCTCGGATATTTCGTTGTAATCGCCATCAAGACCAAACAACTCAACGGTTCTAGCCCCCGTGCCCGCCGAAGTGTCATCGGTAGAGCTACTGGAAACCTTCAACACAGACGCGGAGGTCAGATATGAGTACAAACCGCCCTGCGGCCAAACAGTTTCAACGGAATCGGCAACTTCCGGATTATTTCCGAACTTGTAAATGGACTCGTGGTAGGCAATCTGCCCCCTAGCCACTTGTAACTCAAAAGGCTCACTGGTGCCTATTCGACTAATTGAAGAAACTTCGCGAGCCATGTCAGTACCTTAGCTGTAAAACACTGTTAATGCAGTGATATTAGTCAGCGTTCCGATATAAATATCAGACACTTTGATTCCCTCATCGGGGATGTTGACCGAGTGCGTCTCGCTAGCGACAAAATCTAAATCCAAAACCGTAGCGCCGCCGTTACCATCTGTGATGGTCAAACGCGGCGTTCCGGTGGTGGTCAGAACTTGAATCTGGCGAATACGAGCGGGCCCCACTGCCGCAGAGCCCGTCCCGGTCAGACGTTTTGATTTTACGTCTGAGTTAGCCATTTGGCAGATCCTCTAGTTGATTAACCTGCCGAAACGGTCAGTACGCCAGAGTTGCTCCAGATTTGACCGGCAACAGAGGGGTCAGATGTAGGCAGATCTTTGATGATTACAACGCTGTTAGTGCCATCGTGAGTAATCGAAATGTTCTCGGTCACCGCGCCAGTGCTGGCGTTTTTGGTGATATCTTTAAAGCCGTTTTCAGAACGAACGGGACCATTAAAGGTAGTGTTAGCCATGTGAGTCTCCTGTCTTGGCTAGAGTCATCCGCACCATGCGGATGTCAGGGTTTGGTTATTTTACCACGCAAAAAGAAAGGGCGGCAAATGCCGCCCTTCTTCGATCCGAAGATCTATTAGGCTCCGGGGGAGCCAAACACGCAACGCCAATCAGAAACACCGAAACTGTAACGCTCACGCGCCTTGAAGCGCATGTTGCCAGTGTCGAAGTCGCCTTCCATAGCAGTCTTGATGGGGCTACGATTGAACAGCTTAAAGCCGTTAGGAGCGTCAGTCTTGAGGAAGAACGCATCCGTATCGGTCAAGAAGTGGTTCACAACAGCGCCATCAGGGATCATTCCCATAGACTTCATTGCGTTGAGGTCGTTGTCAGCCGTACCCGGACGGAGGTTAGAGTTGATCACTCGCTCTGCAATAAATTGCAGTTCCTTCGGGATAATCAGCTTCATGCCACGTACCGCAATCTTCAGACCACGCTCGTCGGTGAAACCAGCGATGTCAATCAGCATCTGCTCAAGAGAAGTCTCGTTGAGATCAGCCGCTACAGACAGTTGGTTACGCTGGTTGCCTGACAGAGAGGGGTGAGCAGAAGAACACAGAGCAGCGCCGTCACCAACCGGATAGCTAGTGCTAAACGCGTTGTTCAGGATAGAGGCTGCTTTGATCTGCTTGGTTTGTGACATAGATCGTGCCAAAGCACGGGTGTAACGAGAAGCCAGACGATCATACAGATTGTCTTCGATAGCCTCTTCAGTAATGCTGAAGGCCAGAGCAATAGTCTCGTGAGTGTAACGAGCAGTGAAAGTCTCCTGCGCGTCATCAAACGAGATAGCGCCGCCTTCTGACTTAACCGGCGCGGTGCCGAAGCCAGACAGCATTACTTCTTCTTCAAAAGCACGGTCTGAAGACTCTTCGTCGAAGATCTCAGAGTGCTCTTTTTCGTAGCGATCATACTCAAGGCCGAAGAGAGCGTTAAGCCCGGGCTCAAGTTCCTTCGCCAACTGTGCGCGAGAAATAGCCATTACTTAATCCCCCTTAGATACCAGTTGAGTCAGCGGTGGTTTGAGAATCAAACGCACGAGTCGCTGCATTGAAGTGGGCGTTCAGTCGAACAAGCAGATGCGCACCCGCTGACGCGTAATCGTTGTTAGCGTCATCATCAACCAGACCTACAATACGCAACGGCAGAGTAGCCGTGGTAGCAACACTAGATACATCAAGCTGAGAGCTAGACTTACCTGTGTCTGTAGATCCGCTACGAGCAGAAGTGCCGAGGCTTGCGTTAGAGAACACAGTAGCCAGTGCAGTAGCTCGGTCAGTAAGGGTGGCGTCCGCCGCTACGACGAACAGTTGGTTGGGGTTGTCAGCTACAAGAGCTTTTACCGGGTAGTTAGTGTCTACAGACACGCTACCTGATCCGGGCCAGTAGTTAAGCCAAACAGGCTTCTTCTGAGTCGAATCGTGGTACTGAACCCCTACGAGGACACCGAGAGCTTGCGTAGTGCCGCCCGCAGTATCACCGGCTTGGTCAATCACGCCTGCCGCAAGAGGAACAACAATTGCACCGTTATAGATTGCATTTGTGTTGTTACTGGCAATTTCATACTCAGTAACACCAGTGCTGTTAACACCGCTTCCTACAAGACCAACAGGACGAAGACCAAAGGCAGTTTCTTGATTTGCCATGAGTTAATTCTCCGTTCTGTGCGGCCCTATTTCTTAGAGCCGCCGAAAGTTACACGACTTTGACGCTCGGGCTTGCCGATTGTCATAGTTGGATGAGCGTTTTCTCGCAACATATCCGACTCAACTGCTTCCATTTGATCCGCGTTTCGTTGAGCAAAATACTCAGCGCGTTCCTCTACAGTTTCAATCGGAATACGAGCGAGCATCAGACCACCCACGCCAAACACACCTTCGTATTTACCTGAATCAATTACCGGGGCTTCAAAATCGGGGTATTCATCTTGGCGAACAAGCTCATAGCCTTCTCGCAATCTGGCAGAAATGTTTTTCGTGTCATCAAAACCACGCACTTCTGCCCGAATCCACCGATGCTTAAAACCTTCTGGTGCAGGCGGTGCATCTAGCATAGACGGGGGAGCCCAAGGCTTACGCCTACCTTGCTTCTCCCTTGACGATGCATCACGTGAGGAGCGCTTAATGCCCTCAAAGCCTTTTTTCTCTTCGGACATCACATTACTCCTTAACGTATTTCGCGTATTCTTCAAGCGGCACTCCCAGCTTTTTAGCAATTGCTACTTGGGTCGGGGAGAGTTTGACCCTTTTTCCACTGCGCCCACTACTAGAACGTGAAACTCCAGCTACAGTCTGGGCGGGTCTGCGGCTGGCTGACGTGTCTGCCTCAAATTTATGCGGGAACTCCCGCTTAATCCGAGAATCAAGCTCATTATAATAATCATCTGACGTGGGATCAAATCCTTCGTCTTCGATTAATTTTTTATGAATACCAAACGCGGCAAATGTCATTGCTTCGTCTGTGCCAAACCACGCGTTTTTACCCGCCCACTGTTCTGCTTTTGCGTCCGGTTTTTGTGGTTGAGCCTGCGCAGGCTGGTTTTGCTGTTGCATTTGTTGCTGATAATACTGTGCGGCCTGTTGCGAATATTGCTCCGCCTGCCGCTGTGCTTGCGCATAGTTGTTTGAAGCTACGGCCAATTGACTAAGCTCTTTTTGCGCCGCAACAGTGGCGTCTGCGTCCCCAAGCTCTACCGCTCGCTTAAGATTAGCTTCTGCCTGTGCCTGCTGAAGGCTGAGCCGTGTTCCATACTCGGTCATGTAGCCTTGATCAAGGTTTTGCATCCGCTGACGAATCTGATCAGCTTCGCTTTGAACGTTCTGCGCATACCGAAGCGCTTCTTCACGCTCACGCTCCGCATCCCGCATTTTCTTGGTCAGGCGGTTAATTCGTTTTTGAACGGATTCACTGTAATTTTCCAGTTCATCCTCTTGTTTTTGCTCAGGTTCTTGCGAAACGTCTTCAATAGCGGCTTCCGCCTCAGTATCCGGCGCTTCAACCTCTACTTCGGTTTCTACCGCATCACCCACTTCTAACTCAAATTGAGTTTCTTCCGCAGCATTGCTCATGCTGATTCCTCCTTACAGGCTAAGAATGTCTTCGGGATCGTCAATTACGGCTAAAATCTCGTCGTCATTGATAATGCGGCATTCACCGCCTTCAATGCGGAACCGAGACCCAGCATATCGCGCAAAAACTACCCACTGCTTTTCTTCACACCAAGGCCCGTCAGGGAACTTATCGGTGTCTTTGTAACAAAGGGGGCCCTGCTTTACGACATAACCCACAACCGTTTGAATTTGCGTGTCGTCAAGGACCTTGTTTGGAATGTAGATACCACCTTCGGTGGTTTCTTTACCGCGATAAGGAAGGATAAGCATTCTCCAGCCAGTAGGCTGGGGCATACGATCTAAAAGGCTTTTGTCCATCGCGTCGGGATCAAGTACCTTTTGTTCTGGTGCTTTGTACAAGGATTCGACGCCCTTTTTGGCGGCATCAAGATCCAATGCTTCTGCGGCATCAGTCATTTAGTTGCTCCTGTTGTTCAAGCAGGCCCGAGAGTTCCTGTGAAATGTAGTTCAGAGCAGACAATTCCCCCATAAGGTTTTGGTACTGCTCCATGGATTTAACATGGTTGTTTTCCAACAATTCTGAGATGTGCGTTCTGCGGTCTTTGACCGCTCGCTGGATAAACTGAGCTAACTGTATAAAGTCCACATGCGGTCCATCTTAGAATGTCGTATCTATATAACACGACGATCTAAGATAGGCAACTAATATGTCCAGATAACAGGAGTAGTGGTGCGTATGTCTACGTGTACGAAGGCTTTGGCTACGCCTATTCCGTTAAAGCCAAGCTCTAGCGCTTTTTCAACGATAATGCGCCTTTGCGCACCATCAGAAACCGCAATGTCTGCGGCAATCCCTTGCGTGTGCGTACCGGGCTTTGACTTAGCCGCTTCAATAGAATGCGTGGGGGAGCGATACCCCGAGCTAATAATAAACGGAAACCCGCAGTCTTCACGCAACTGGTCTAGGGCTTCTATAAACTCCGGTTTAATTTCGTTTTGGCCCGTTTCTCGGCACTTAAATTCGTCTAGCGTAAAATGCTTGTAGCTCATTTTTCGCTCTTACTCACAAAAAGCCCAAACGATCCGGTAAGTGCGCCCGTCATCACAGAAACTAAAGCCGCTTGCTCTGGGCTAGGATCAGGCAATGCCATAAACCACTCTACAACACGATACGTCATAAAGGTCATTGCCAAAATTAAAATTCTAGGAGCAATGCGCCACTCATTTAATTGAGCAGGCGTCATTTTTCGCGTGAAACGCCTTTAGTTTTTTCAAAAGTACGAAGGCCCCCAAGACCTAACATGCCAAGCAATACGGTTAAGAGGCTTTCCATTTCAAATGTAGGAAGTTCAGGGGTGTCAACACCAGCCACTGTAATGCCAAAAACGACAAGAGGCTGACCAACAAAGTGCCAAGCCAAAGCAATGCCGCAAGTCCACCCAACAAATGGCCGCCAACCTGCGACAAAAAGCGACTTATGCGCCGCCTCTGCCTTGTTGACTTCAAGCTGGCCCTTTGCCAGTTCCTGCGCATGACGCTCGGACATTGTGGCAATTTCATGGGCCAGCCTCGCTCTTTCATCAGCGTCAGGGATGAACTTATCTAACAGTCCCGTTACCGGGCCAATTAGCGCATCCAGCATCAGAACAACCCGGAAGGCGCTCTGCCATTACCGCCGCCTATAGGAGCCAGCTTGCCTCCGCCAATACCACCCGCCGGATCGGGAAGCATGGGATGGGGACCAAACGTGGGACCACCGGTCATTGAAGGAGTAGGCGTGGGACCACCGGTCATTGGAGGAGGAGGCGTGGGACCACCGGGAGGAGGAGGCGTGGGACCACCGGTCATTGGAGGTTGAACGCTTGTTGGAGGAGGAGGGCCATATTGCTGATGGAATTGACTAAAACGATCCATGCCCATTTGATACTGCTCGGGAGTCAAGGACGCTAACTGGTTAAACATTCCGAAGCCGCCGCCCATCTGCGGGCCATATTGCTCTCGGAATTGCCCGTACCTGTCCATGCCCATTTGGTACTGCTCGGGGGTCATCGTTGCCATTTGGTTAAAGAAAGCACCAATTCCACCTTGCCCATACGGGTTAGGACGGCCAAAAGGACGGCCAAAACCACCTCCCATCATCGGGGGACGGCCAAAACCACCTCCGTAAGGACCAAAGCCGCCACCCATCATCGGAGGATGACCAAAGCCTCCGCCGTAAGGACCAAAGCCGCCACCCATCATCGGAGGAAGCTGTTGAGGACGGAAACCGCCGCTCATCGGTTGCGGAGCGTATGCAGGATTAAACCCGGTAGGTAACAAATCGCGAAGGTTAATGCCACCCGGCATCATAAGAGGCCTGACTTGCGGTCTCATTGGGCGCGGAGCAGGGCGGCGAATAGGATTAGCAAAAGGCGACGGGCCAAGGCTTGCGGGTCCTTGAGTTATAGCTACGTCTTGATCAATTTTGGCTGTCTGCGGAGCGAATGCCGGGTTAAAACCCTCCGGTAGTCTCATTATCTGCATGTACCTTTCCTCAAATTAGCAGCTAGTGAACCGTGAGCCGCGGAGCGCGGCACCCATGCCTTTCTTCTTGCCGGTGGTAACTTTACCCATGGCCGTATCAGGCGTTTTCTCAGCTTTAGCTGAAGCGTAAGGGATAGAGCCCTGACCTTTAATCACGGCCTTATTTACCGGCTTCGGTGCGCTTGCCGCTGGAGCGCCGTTAACTTTAACTTTCATATCATTGATTCCTGTCGAATCGCTGTTTCATTAGTTCACGCTCCAGAGCGGCATCAATACGTGCCTGCGTCTGGCGCTCCTGACTAGCAAGTCGTTGCTGGAACTCAGACGCCTTGTTTTCCATGCGCTGTTGATCAAGCTGCAATTCGGCTTGATCCATCTGGATGTCGCTTTGTTGCTTCTGCGACTCCATCTGAAGCTCTTGTTGCTTTAATTGTATCAAAGGATCGGGGCCTTGTTGACCCTCGCCGCTTATTTGCGCAGACAATTGCTTTAGCTTCTGGAACTCTTGAGCGTTGATTTGAGCCGTCATGGACTCCAACTGAAGCTCCATATCCGGCGTCAAAGGCTGGCCACCGGTCTGTTGCATAAGCTGAGCGGTGGCTGTTTCCTGAGACTTGATCTTAATATGCTCAATAATGTGCTTCTGGAGCGCAATAGCCCCCTGTGGAATTGCCCCCATCATGGGGGAAGTTCCAAAGGTTAGGTGAGCCATGATATGCGCGTCGTGGTCCTGCCCCTCAAACGCCTTCAACTGAACATTGTCGATAACGTCAATGTTTTCTTGAGCGGGGTCTTTCGGAATAGGATCGTCTGAAGACGGTGCAATCAAAATTTTATCAATATCATTGACGCCCAACGCCTCGTACATGCGCCGATACGCTTCATGCATGTCATGCATTTGCGGAGCTTGCGCCGCCATCTCAAGCTGAGATTGTGCCAAAGCAATTCGCTGAGCTTGCGAGAAGATGTTGGGGTTAGATACCGGAACAACATCTACACGATCATCAAAATCTTGGCGCATGATCGTTCGATCACCGCCAGCTACCGCGTAAGGGTACTCCTGCGGCAAATAGTCCGCCATGACCCGAGCAAGAAGCTTAAACTCCTGCTTCATGCCATAGTGCAAACGCTTGTGTACTGCACTCATGACTCGCGAGCCTTGCTCCAGCAGGGCTACCGTAGTGCCTACAGGAGCCTGCTGATTGCCATCCCCGACCTTCATATCGGTGATGGTGGCAAAGCGCTGACCGGCCTCTACAACAAAGCCTAGAAGCTGCATCAGAGTGCCGTCAGGGCCCTTGAAGGGCAACGGCATTAAAGAGTCGCGGATCGCGCCTCCCGGAGCATCGACATCACGGAACTCACCGGGCTGTAAGGGCTCCTCATCATCCCGTACCCGTAATCCCCGAGCCTTGAAGCCAGCAGGAAGATTAGAAAGAGTACCAGCATCAATAAGCTGGCGAAGAGCCGCCGTAGCCGTTCTGGACAGGCCGCCAATGGTGTGGATAAGACCGAGACCATAGAATCCGAATCCCGGCAAAAACTTGTAATGGACGAAATATTGAATCTTTTGCTTTTGCTCATCTTCCTCGCTGTAATTACGTCGGATAGAAAGGATTTGTCCAGTGTCCTCACTAATCGTAACCACATAAGGTATTTTAATGCCTGTTGGTTCACCGTCATCTCCGATTTCTTCAAAGCCCGGTAAATCCAAATTAACGTGGCACTCTAACAAGGTGCAGTCATAATCCAGATTGGTCGGCTCTACGCCACCAAGCTTGTCCATTTCATCCCGGACTTCATCATCAGATCCCTGCGAAGTGTGTACCGGGATGTCGCTGTAAAAGCCCATGATCTGTCGCTTACGCAAATCGTTCATGGACATCTTGACGACCTGCGTGATGTTCTCGCAGGAATCAAGGTCCGTAGCGCCATACGGCACTACAATGTCTTCAGCAGGCACAAACTTACTAACGGCGCGGTCAATAGCCTCGTCGTAATAAACTTTCTTAAAAGTTGAGCCTGCCAAGGGCAGATAAAACAACATTTGGTCGAACTCGGGCGTGTACTCTTCCATCACGTTAGTGATGTAGTAGTTCATAAATTCCTTAACCCGATACGCCTGCGCCTCGTTTTCCTTGGTCTTTTCTCCCACCACAGCGGTTCTTACGGGTCCGGTGGGGGGCAAAAGCTCATTAAAGGCTTGCGCTTGGAATTGAGTAGCCGCTTCCGCCAGAAGGGGATGAGTAACGCCTGTAGCGCCCCTGAAGGGCATTGTTCGCTCTTCGTAGCTGTAGCCCAGAAGTTCTAGGCCCTTAGAGTAGGCATCTTCCCATTCAGAACGAGAGGACTTGTTGGCTTCAAAGTCGCCTAAAAGCTCAGAAGAAAGTTGACCAAGCTCTCTGTCGTCCAACTCGTCTGCCAAGTTGCGATAGAAATCACCACCATCAATGCCAGCAAGGGCCATCGGATCAAAGTCAACAGTGACGCCACCATCTTCCTCCGTTTCAATTTCAATGCCCTCTGGTAGCATTTCATCCATAGAGCCGACAAAAGTGCCCGGAGCCGCAATCTCTATGTCCAACTCCATTTCTTCTTCCGTAATTTCAGGTTGCATGGACGTACCGTCCATTAAAGAAGAAAGAAGGGCCTTGTCGTCGCCATTAGCCATTTATCTTGTTCTCCATAACTCTTTGGGTTAGTTACAAGTTACTACGATTTGACCGCTAGAGTTGGTCGTCACTACACAGCCGGTTTGCTCATTCTCCAACATATCTTTAAAGTCGGCATGTATGCCGGAGGCATAATTAACCCAGCTTTTCGTGGTTTCGTGCATACCCAACATGCCTTGAATACCTAAAGTCTCAGCAGCATTAAGGCCGTTAGTGCCAAGCGTTACAAGATTAGTCATGCCCGCAATACCAACATTAGCCGTAGCGTTTAGGCCGTCTTCCGCAGTTGCTCCGACCTGAGTAATACCGGCAACAGCAATATCAGTATTTGCGTCAAAACCAGCCGTACCAAGATCAAGGAGGTTATCCATGCCAGTAGTACCGAGGTTTACCATGCCGTCAACGAAAGGCGTGTAGTCGATATTACCCATCGCGTTATAACCAGCCGAAGCGGTGTCAACGAATGAGCCGTAGAGCGCCTGTTGAGTCGTGGCATCCGCAGAGATGCGAGCCAGATCTACGTCGGCGTTGTACCGAGCCATGGTCTTCGCGGAGTCAGCCTGCATCCACATCATGCCCAAGCTGGTAACCGGAGTGGCCAGAATGGATGCCCACTGCAATGCTTCAGATTGCTGGGGGATCGGGGTGACCGTCTGAGTCTGAGTCAGGGCCAAAGCCATTACCGCCGCACTCGCCGCCTGCCCATCTCCGGAAGCGGCAATAGCCGACAAGGCATCAAACTTGGCTTTATTTGCCATGGCATTTGCTTCCGCCGTCTTCTGTACCGCCTCGTAATACTCTGAGTTCGTGGAAGCGCACCCAGTTACAAAAACCGCTAAAACCACTATCGCTAATGCTTTCACTTCTTTTTCCCCTTCTTAGCTAAATATGCCTTGTATGCCCGCTCGGCGGCGGCACGGCTGGTGTACATTGCCTTGCCCTTGCCAATGCGGTATTTCCCGTTTGGAGCCTTAGTTACTGGCAAAACCACCTATCCCACGCCGGACATCCGGCGTCCTAAACATATTCTTAGCTACGGGAGCAAGGCTGGCGACACCGCCGCCTCTGGCATACCCGCTTGGATCGTCAGTGTTAACCTTTCCCTGATCCACTAACTCTAAAATCATTTGCTCGGCTTGAACCTTATCTTCTGCTGGAAGGTTATACCCTATGTCATTGTTCTCTAAGTCCATTCGCCTAGAAACAATCGGGCCCCCAGCAATGGGGCGGTACTCGCGAGCATCAGCAAAAAACTTTGCCAGCCCCGGCGTTTCCGTCTTAGATGCCAGCCAACCCAACGCCACATGCCTTGCGGCATCTCGCTTAGAGGGAGACAAGCCATAACGCTCGCCAATAGAAGACGCCCAATCGGTGTCCTCTTGCGAAATACCTAAGTAGCTAGCAACGCCTTCTTCCAAGCCGTCACTTAAAATCGCCTTAAATAACGCCTTTACACCCTTATCGGACACAACCTAGCCCGCCATGGGCATGATGCCCTGTTGCATCGTGGGCATTGGTCCGGGGGCCGTGGGCGCTGGTCCGGGAGGCATACCCGGCGGTCCCTGTGGAGGCATCTGCTGTTGCATCATCTGCTGTTGTTGCATTTGTTGCTGTTGCATCTGCTCCTGCTGAAGACGTTGCATCGTGCGCCTAAGTGCCGCGGCTTTCCGCTCGCGGGACACGGTGCCCGGTGCTTGGTACTTCATCAGAAACGATTCAATGCCCTCACCAGTAGGCCCTGTGCCTTCGTCTTTCATCAGACTTACAATGCCGCCATCGGCAAGTTGCAGGGGTTCGTCTTGGGCGACGGCCATTTCGTCCGCCATCGCGGTTGTGGTCAATCCTTGGCTTTTTGCGGCGGCTAGTGCGGCCTCAATCATTTCCGGAGTGATCCCCATAAAGCCCGTGCTATAAACACTTGAACCCATGTAAGGGGAGGTTGAACTGGAAGAGGAGGTGCCAGAAGCGGCGGCTATTTCCGTAGCGCGGCGCTCAATCTCTTTCTCTACCTCATCCTCAAACACGCCTTCAATGCCCTCTTTTCGCCTTTTTTTGGCCATAAATGACTTAAAATCAGCAAAATCAGGGATTTCTACACCTAAAGTAGACGCAATCCCTTGTGTTTTTTCCACACTCGTATCTACGTCTACTGCGGGAGGGGTGTCTACAGCAGGCGTAGTGTCCACGGCAGACGTAGTGTCTGCCGTAAGATCCTTGGGAGGAGGAACATACTCCTCCTCTGTCTCGGGCGGAGGTGGCGGCTCTTCGGGCTCTTTGCGGCCAAGAACAACCTCACTGTCTGCACGGACATCATCTACCGTGTAGTAAGGGGCGCTAGGGTCTCCTCCGGTAGGCGCATCCCCTGCAAAAATGGGTCGGCCAGAAGGAGTGTACCCCGGGCCTAGATCACCTTGTTGGCTTCCACTTCCGGGCTGAGCAATTGGTTGAGTAGAGACGCCATAGGTTTCAGCAAACGTGGTAGTCGGGTTAAACGAGCCCTGCTCGCCGTACCGGTTTAACCAATCATAAACAAGGTTTATTCGGCGTCGGCTTTCGGGAGCCCAGTTTTGATTTTCAGAGCTTAAGCCCCCCGCGCCAGTAACCATCCACCCTTGATTGGCAACGTCTTGGCCCTGATCCGCCGATTCACCAAACCAATCCAAAAACCAATTGTAATCGCCTTCTTCCAGAACACCCATATCGCGAAGGGTGTCCACCACCTGTTTGTTAGTGGTGCCATCAGCAAAGGTGTAGCTTCCATCTTGGTTTCGGATCAAATAATCCGGAACCGCGGGTCCGGTAGAAGTACCGGGCAAAAGGTCCCGGTACTCATCTGGGTTGTACCTGAACGGAACTGGCATTACCGCATCACCTCACGTCGAAACAACCCACCTATGCCTGATGTTACTGGGCCGCCATTTCTAAACGGTAGGCCGCCAAGCTGAAGTTGCTTTAAGGCCGCTTCAAGGGCCGCAGCTTCTGATGGAGAAAGCCCGGGCATGGTTCCCGGTCCCGGTTCCGGAGTCGGGCTTGGGGCCGTGGGCGGTTCTGGAGTAAACATTGACGGGGGCGGGGCTTGCGTCATAGGAGGCGGAGCCATGGGCTCCGGCATCGGCGCTTCCGGCATTGTCGG